ACGATCATTAGTAACTAGACCATGAGCAGTACGTGTGACAGTTACAACGTTACCTGATAGAGCATATGTACCAGATTTGAATGCGTTCTCTAACTGGTATATCTTTTCACCAGCAGCAAACGTACCAGAAGTACCAGATAGTTTTAATCTAGCAGTACCTGTACCATGCTTACCAGTAGGACCTTGAACAGCCTTAATACCTTCGTTAGCAAAGTATATGAAGGAGTTCTGCCACTCACAACGAACACCGTTAGTAAGATATACACCAACGGAATTAGGTACTATGAATGTTGCCTCATTGAAAAGGACAGCAGTCTCTAGTGAATTGGCACTAGAAATAGCACCATCTAATTTAGCACCACGTCCAGCATCTCCAGCATCAAATCCATAAGGGTCTGTTGCAGAGGTAGTACTACCTTTGTTTATTACTGTTACTCTATTAATATAAGCACTTCTATCTGAATCCCAACTGTTAGCACATACAAATGCGTAACCAGTATCATTACCAGAATTATAAAGTATATTTTTTATCGTTAAATCTGAAACTGTAGTATCACCAGCCAATACAAAACAGTTCAGATCGTTGGTGGCACCTGTGGGGTATACTTGTGTTGCTCTCAGACCAGCACCCTTAACTGTTACTCCGTCGGGTATGGCTAGAGGAAATGTTTCTTGAAATTCTCCAGACGCTATATTGATTATATCTCCAGAAGTTGCTAAAGATAAAGCCTTACCAACAGTAAGGAATGGAGTCGATTGACTCTTACCTCTAGGTGAACCTCCACTTAAATTTGTAGTATCAGATCCTGATTTAGCAACAAACCAAGTATTATTAGGACCATTTGTTACATCGGCAGCAAACATTGAGGCGGTAACCTCAGCTGTGTTTGGCACAGCATTTGCTATCTCCTGTATTGATCCGTTGTTGTTAACGAAAAGCTTCTTATCAACTATATTAAGGGCAACTTCCTTATCGACTAAATCAGAAGTCGTCGGAGTCGCGCTTGCTGTCGTTGAGCTTTTGAGTTTGATCCTCGTTGCCATTTATAGCATTCTCTGATGATTTTTCTTGGTTAATAGTATTTAACTGATTTACCTGATTGGTTAAATCAATCACTTTCGCTTCAAGCATTGTGTTAGCGATAGTCAACTCAGAAACTTTACGTTGTAATGTAGAAATGATTATATTTACATCCATAATTTAAAAAAGAGCGTTAGAACGTTCCCCCATCCAGAGTGTTTGTCCATACTGGGACACCAGCAGCAGTAACGGTTAGTACTTGATAAGAAGTAGTAGCGTCGTCTCCAGTACCAGGTGATGCCATATTAGCAGCAGCAGTTACTTTAAGAGGGTCAGTACTATCTCCATATGTGATACCATATTGGGTAAAGGTAGAAGCACCTGTACCACCATATTGAACAGCGAGGTCTGTATCAAGTTCTAGATCACCTAGAACTACAGTACCACGATTACCTGTTACACCGAATACAGTGTTTGTATCGGTAGCATTCTCAATGAAGGTCCAAGCACCGTTTCCATCAGCACCGCCTGTGCGGTCATATCCGAAGAAACCGAACTTGTTAGAAGACCCATCATTATAATGTACCTTCACACCTCTATCTAGGCCATCACTAGCATCGCGTGATGCGACGATTGATCCACCAGAATCAATATTTGAGTTAATGGCTTGGTCTAAGGTAATTTGCTTAAGACCAACATCGATAGCTGAAATGCTTGTAGAACCTTGGATACCAGTACCAGTGATATCGTCTCCTACGTTTAATCCAACAACTCTGTCAACAGTAAGAACTGTGGCACCAGAGGTGGCAGCGGCGGTCAATGATAATGCTGTAGTAGGATCACCCAATTCGATGGTGGGATCATTAACAGACATTGAAGCAGAGTTCACTGTCGTTGTTGTACCATCAATTTGTAGATCACCTTTAATAATAACCAATCCTTCTGAATCATTTCCAGCAGGATATGGGTCAATGATCATCTCAGTACCAGAAGTGGTAGAAATGACATTACCATCCATCTTCAACGAGTCAATTGTGAATTCACCCGTCTGATTGATTGTAGCATTAATGGATGTAGTACCATTAAATGTTACTCCGTTTTCAAAAGTAGTTGTTGAGTTAACTGATAAGGTATCACCAGCGGCGGTACCTATAGTTGCGTCATCATCTACGTTTAAATCTTTGATCCAAGCCTTAGCATTAACACCAAGTCCACCTGCGATAGTTACAGCAGCAGTGGTAGTGTTAGAGGCAGTAGTAGTGTCAGCAAATTTGACCTGAACACCTGAATCGAATTCTTGATCAGCACCAGCCCAACGTAGTTTGTCTAGAGTTGTCTCATCGTAGTAAACACGTGCGTCGTTACCAGTACCGAACTTAAGGGGAATGTCGTCCTGTATTAGTAAAGCAGCAGCAGCGTTACCACCACTTGATCTTCTAATCTGTACGTCAGCATCGCTGTCGTTCCAGACAAACTCTATGTCACCTGTGGTGCCAAATTCTAGTTCCTGACCATCTTGTAAGACAATTTTACCTGTTCCATTAGCAGATAAGATTAGGTCAGCGTCTGTTGTACTTGTTGTAACTTCGTTAGCATTGATTTGAACGTCATCAACGTAGAAGTCATCAAGTTTCTTGTTGCTATCAACGATAAGAGCACTAGCAGCAGTTGTAACACCATGGACTTGATCCATCATGTCGGTGTAATACTTACCACCTACAACCTGAGCAGCCGAACTATTGTCACCAATAAAAAGTCTGTCTCCTAGGTTTGCTTGCGTACCAGAACCAACTGTTACCGCAAGTTCACCAAAGTTAATAGTACCAGGAGCGGCTGTCCCCGTACTACGTTTAATAAGAAGTTGCGATGCCATCAGAATGTTCCCCCATTAACTGTGATGTTGTTTAAGACCGTTGTCGGAATAAATTTTGCCAGTGATGAACTGTATACTAAGACTCCACCATCTTGTAGACCACCAGAACTTGTGTCTGTTAAATCTACGTCAGCCAATGCTCCAACGGTACCACCGCCACCACCTGTGGCGACTCGTGTTACTCTTGGGACCGATTGGTCACCAAATCTTAATCTTGCCATTAGAGTGTTACCCCCTCAAGAACACTAACTGTACCTTCTAGCACTCTGGTTTTTAATCCAGAAGCGGCTGTTATAACAACGTCATAAACATATCTACCAGACTTCATAGTTGTTGTAACTGAAGCAGCTAGTCCAAGTTGAATACGTCCAGCAGTGAGTGGTGTTAATATAGAAGTTGAAACAGTTGTAGATGTACTACTTGTGTAATGCTTCTTTATTAGACACGCTGCGCTATATCCAGTGAGATCAAATTCGGTGCCGTTATCATTCTCGACAGAAAAGTCGATGTTGAAATCGGAACCTTGATAGATCAATAAATTGGATACGGCTGAAGCCATGCTCTAGTATTTCCCTAAAGAGTATTTATCTCAATTATTTATTACTATTTTCTACTAGAACCTTAAGCATATCCTTGAGTTCATTAATCTCAGATTTGAGTTCGTGAACATCAAGAGATTTTAGTCTTGCTTGCTCCCTTGCTTTGACATAAGCATGGTAACCAACACTATCCGTATTAATGATAGCATTGCTTTTGGGGTCTCTTCCTAAGTTCTTATGGTCCTCTACTTTAATTAATCCTTTCTCATCACGAGGGTCTCTCTCGACCTTCGGTTTATTAGCGAGAATTTCTTTTTCTCGCTCTATAGCATATGCTTCAAAATCTTCCATTAGGCAAGGGCAATGATTCTTAAATCCTTGACTCTTGGTATGTAAGGTTGATTGTAGTTTCTAAGTACGATCTTCAGTTGGAATCCATCATAAGCGGGAGCATCATCTACTGTGTACTCATAGTCACTGAAGACAAATGGATCGTTTTGAGGAACCATTGCTCCACTATCAGGTATACCAGTAGTGTTGAAGTATTCAAAGTTGAGGTCATCCGTGTCACCAGTATAACCTACTGGGACAAGTTTGTACATTGCGACAATATTAGAGAACTCGAAATTATTTGCCGATAAAGCAACCTTAACACCAGTAGCTGAGTTATCCAGCCTGGCGAGTCTAGTGATGTATATAGCGGCATTTTCATCACCCACTCCCAAGGAAGGAGCAGCGTTATTGATGAGGTTAGCCGTAGTTGTAACACTCATTCTTTGAGTATCAACAACAGGAGAAAGATGACTTGAATCAGAGAAGAAGTTAAGTTCTAGATCAAGTGACTTTCCACCAGACATATTACTAATCTCATTCTGCTTAGAAGCAATGAGTTTAGTGGCAAGGAAATAATTGATATCGTTAAGTGTTACATCTCTGTAAGTGGTATCCTTAACGAATGAAGTCTCAGCAGATACACCATTTGGGAATGGACCACAAGAGGTTCCACTCGTACCTAATGCTCTAGCACTAATGCTACAGCCAGGTTGTACCTGTGATTGAATTTGTGGAGTTAACACATCCCAAGGAGTGTTCTGTGAAATTGTAACACCATCACCACCAGCACTAATAGTTTTATGTGCTTTAACTCCTGTAATATTAAGTCTATACTTATGAGGACTATTCAACGAAGAGAGTCCACCAAATGTAGATGTATGGTGTGTGCCATTGATCTTAGTTAAAGGTATACCAGCAAGGGTATAACAAGCAACAGGATCATCGATAATGTGAGCTGTACCTGTAGCAGATCCAGAGTTAGTAACAGGATCCCAATTTCTACCACTAACAGAAGCAGCATTATGACCTAGGATATCAATAACCCAGTCAGGTGATCCAGCGTTAATATGCTCATAAGCAATAATCTCATCCCCGATCTTAACGAATCCAGGATTGGTATTAGATACAGCAGGAGCAGCATTACCTGGACCTGTGTTACCAGAGTTCAGAGAAGCAGCTTCAGCAGCAGTACCACCTATACAGAGATGGAAGTTAGCAGCATTATTAACAGTAATTTGTGATACACCAGTAGCAGCAAGAGCTGTCTTAAGTGTAGTATCTCCTACTTCTGAAGTAACACCATCAACCACTACGTAGTTGGTGCTAGATTGCATACCATGATTGCTATGGAAAACATCAACGTATGCTTGATCAGAGGTAGTAGCAAAAGCGTTTGGTAGAGCACTTACAAATCCACCATTGTTCTCTTCCAGTGTTGCGTTGTTAAGAATCAACTTAGACTGAGCGAGAGTAGTAGGTAGAGTAAATTCTGCCCTATAGATCTTGAACATCAGATCCTCAAACTGAGATGGTGTCCAAGTAGATGCGTTCTGTGATTTGAAGAGAACACCAATATAAGGTTGTTCTGAAATCTTCTCACCAGCATGAGCAGCATCTATAGCATCTTCACCTAGAAGTGAGATGAATACTTTGTATTGATTTGAGTCAGAGGTAACAACGATAGCGTGTTCCTGTGAATGTCCAATGTAAACTGGAGACTCAAATGTAAATGTTGTTGGTGTAGAGGCATCTGTAGATGTTACAACATCAGTTGCCTTTTTAATTACTTTGGAGAAAGGTACGATAGTCTGCGTTGGAGTACCATTTTCTACGGTACGAATATCAATCGCAACTGGGATCTCAGCATCCTTCTGTTGGAAGAATAGATCGATCTTAGTTAAGAAGACACCACCATCTAGATCCTCATCCTGTATCAGGAATGTTTGTGCTAGTGGGTCAGACCATAAAGTCCTGTTCTGTGTGAATTTCTGTTCGTCAATTTGTGCGTTACGTACAGAAATGATAGTTTCCTGCTGAGTCTGGAGAATACCAGTAGCAGAGTATTCTGTCTGAGCACTAGACTCTGATTCACCTTGTACAGTGGAATCATTAGTAGTGTCAGATAAACGGAAGATTCTAGTACCAGTCTTAAACTTAGGATTAGTTGCCTTACTAGGATCAGGTAGGAAGAATGATCCCTTTAAGAAACCAGAACTATCACTAACTAACCTTCTTTCCTTAACCTTTGCCTGAGCACCTGAAGACTGTCCAACCAAGACCTCACCTGGTATTGGGTTGCCAGAATAAGCTCCGAGAGCTTGAGCAGCAAGAGCACTGGTGTCAATATTAATCCATCCAAGGTTGGCGGTGTAATCCGAGACTGAGATGATACTTGTACCCGTATATGGGTTCTTGGAGTATGAGTCATTAGGTTCTAAAATTCTTAATGTACATCCAGATGTAAGACCTTTAACTGTCTCACCAACTTGGAATGGTGTACTGTTTGTATCAGAATCATCATTAGGGTTCTTAGTAACCTCAAGTAGTTTTGGAGTAATATATGCCTTAACATCTACACCATCGAAGAAAGCATAGAAGCGTGTTCTTGGCTTAAGTTTTTCACCCTTAAACTCAACGTTTCTAGAACGCATATTCTGAATATGCTCAACAGATACGATCCTGTTACCAAGACTCTGTTGTTCAATAATAGGTGTAATACTATGACGTACACCTGTTCTAGACTGGTCTGTTCTGACTCTAGAGAAGCGTTCAGTTCTAGTCCTACGGTTCTTACCCTTACCAGTTGTTACCTGTCTCTCTTGCCAAACGGTACCAGACCATGTTGTCTGCCATGAACCCCATTGGATAGGTGTTAAACCATTCTGGTCAGCACCAAACTCACGTAATGAAGTCTGGTAGTTACCCTCAACGGTTGGTCCTTGAATAGCAGATAATGTCTTAGTATCTACCCAATCATCAGATTCTGGAGTTAACTTAATATCTCCAATGAATGTAAAGACGTTGAATGGGTTGACATTCTCAAGAGCAGAAGCATAGGGTTGGTCAACCAATACTAAGTCAGTATATGGTAGAGTTACTATATCTCCTGTTTGTTTAATGTTAGTAGAGTTAGCACTAACAATTAGTGGGATGTTCGTTGTGTAATGAGAAGGTCTGCAATGACCCTCATCAAAATCAATCGAGACTCTATAGTCGGGATGGAAAGTATCACTGGTTCCTAATGATGCGAAGTTGTCAACAATGAATCCATTCTTGAATCTGTCCATTCCGTTAGT